AAGAAAGGAGGTTTAAATGGCAAAAACTATTGGTGTATTACTAAGTTTAAAAGACCAGTTTACAACACCATTACAGAAAGCAACTAAGAGTGTTAAGGCGATGGATAGACAGCTTGAAAAAGCTGGAAACAAAATAAAAGCTTTTGGAAATAAAGTAAAAGCAGGTATGAAAACAGTTGCTAAGTGGGGAGCTATTGGTTTTGGTGCATTGACTGCTGGTGCAGTTTTATTTGCTAAACAATCCATTGATGCAGCTAAAGACCAGGTAAGAATTGAAAAGCTACTTGAAACTACGATGAAACGGACAAGCAATGCAAGTAAAGAGCAAATACAAGCAATAAAAGATGAAGCTAGTGCATTACAAAATGTTGGTATAGTTGGAGATGAAGTTGCACTTGCTGGAGCAAATCAATTAGCTGTTTATGGTTTAAGAAGTGACCAAATTAAAAAATTAATGCCTAACTTAAACGATATGATAGCCAAAGAAAAAGGTTTGAATGGAACTCAAGAAGATGCAGTTGCCATGGCTGATGTTATCGGCAAGGCTATGAATGGTAAAACAAAAGGTCTTTTAAAATATGGAGTATCATTAACAGCAGCTGAGGAAAAATTATTTAAAACTATGAAACAAGAGCAAAAAATGGAGTTTATCAGTAAAAAGTTAAATGAATCTATTGGTGGAACAAATAAGGCTCTTCGTGAAACAGATGAAGGTAAAATTGTAGCTGCTAAAAATGCTTGGGGAGATATGAAAGAAGAGGTAGGGAAAAAACTACTACCATATCTTGGAAAGTTTGCTGAATGGTTTGAAACTAAGATACCAGCTATTCAAAATTTTATTTTAGGAATTGCTGATAAAATTCAAGAATTAGTTACAAGAGCAGAACCTTATATAACACAAATTAAGGATATGTTTGGAAAAATATTTGAAAAAGTTAAACCAGCATTAGAAGAAACTTGGCAAATATTATCAAATGCTGGAACTGTTGCAATAGATATAGCACAAGGCATAATAAATAATTGGGATAGAATAAGTCCTATCGTTTATACTCTTGTTGGTGCAATAGCAGCATATAAATTAGTAATGTTTGGAGCTTGGGTTTATACAAAAGCTATGGTTGCAATAACAAAAGTTAAAATGGCTTGGGATGCAGCACAAGCAGCAGCAACAGAAACTTTAACTGTAAAACAATGGTTATTAAATGCTGCAATGAATGCAAATCCAATAGGAGTGGTTATAGGAGCAATAGCAATATTAGTTGGTGGGATATGGTTACTGTGTAAAAATTGGGATCTAGTAAAAAGAAAAACTATGGAATTATGGAAAAAACTTGATGAACATCCACTAGGTAAAGTTTTAAAGTTTATTATAAAGTTTGGAAACCCTATAGGAGCAATGATAAATGCTTTCTTATTTTTAAAAGATGTAATTACTCAAAATTGGGATACTATTAAAGGTTTTGCTATATATTTATGGGAAGGTTTAGTTAGTGCATTTAATTATGTAAAAGATGTTATTCTAGGTGTTTGTAGTGTTGTAGGTGGAATATTCACAGCTATATGGGATGGAGTTGTAAAGGCATTAGATAAGTTGAAAGAAGGTTTTAATAAAGTAACAGATTTTATTACTGGTGTTTTTATGAGTGCTTGGGATAGCTTAATGAAAGCATTAGATGCTATATTACATCCTATTGAAACAGCTAAAAATGCTTTTGGTAAACTTATAGATAAGTTAAAATTTTGGAATAAAACACCTGCTGATGATAAAACTATAAATATTACAGAAAACACTAAAAAGACTACTGAAACAGTTGGTGGAGCAAATAAGACAGGGATAGCAACAACTTCTATAAAAAATCCAAGACATGCTTTAGGTACTGCATACTTTAAAGGTGGAGTAACAGGAATTAATGAAGGTGGAAGAGATGAAACTGCTATCTTACCAGCTGGAACTCAAATTCTAAGTCATGAAGAAGGTAAATCACTTCAAAAGAATAATACTGAAAAACAAGTAATTATAAAAGAGGTTGAAAGTAAGAAAAGTTCAGACAAAAAGATAGAATTACATATTCATATTGCTGGTAATTTTATAGGTGAAAAAGAACATATGGAAAAATATGGAGAATATACTGCAAATAAGATTTTAGCAGCTTTAAATAATATGTAGGATAGGAGATAAGAAAATGAATATAATTTTTATAGTTGAAGATAATGGAGTACAACAAGAAATGGTAAATATTCCAGTAGTTCAAAATATAGAGCCAGTAAACTGTGAAACAGAAGATGAAGAATTTACAACTATTAATGGGAAAAAATTAAATTTAATTGGTGGTAAAGGACTTAGAAACTTTTCATTTTCTTCTTTTTTTCCTAGTAAATTATATAGTTTTGTAAGTTTTTTAAATTATAAAAAACCTAAATATTATATTGATTTTTTTGAAAAGTATAGAGATGCAAGAGTACCTTTAAGAATTATTATAGTTGATAAGTACAGAGTAGTCTTAAATATGCTATGTAGATATAATTTTACTTATTCTTTTAGAGATAAGGCTGGAGATGTTCCATACACCTTAGATATAAAAGAATATATTTTACCTGATGATGGTGATGACAATGTATAAGACAATAGCAAAAGGAATAGATGTAACCAATTATATAAGAGATTTAACATGGAGAGATAGTATTGACACATTAGGAGTTGAGGTAAGTTTTGAACTTGCAGTAAATAAGTTTGATAAAAATTTATCTTTTCTCTATGATATTACTTTGGGTGATCCAGTTCAAATAATCAATGAAAAAGGAGAAACATTAGTACAAGCTATTATAGTATCAGAAAGTCCTAATGGAAAGACTACATCATTTACTGCTTATGATATGGCTTGGTATTTGAATAAATCAACTGTGATAAAACAATTTAAAAAGATGGTAGGGAATGACTGTATTAAGTCCTTATGCAGTGAAATTGGAATAAAAGTTGAAGTAAGTGGATTAGATACTAAGATAGATAAAATTTACAAGGATAAGACTATCTCAGGCGTTATTTATGACATCATAGAACAATGTTCACAATTTAATTCTAAAAAATTTTTTATTGAGTATGATAAAGGTACTCTAAAAGTAGGACCATTCAAAAAGATAAAAGTTACTGGACAATATGAAATGCACAAAAATACTTTTATAGATGTAGCAAAAAATATTGGAGAGGTTTCACTTAGTAGGTCAATAGTTGATATGAAAAATTCAATCCTGGTTATAACACAAAATAAAAAAGCAGTTAGAACAGTAGGAAAAGAGCAAGATAATGAAAGTATTAAAAAGTATGGTATGTTACAGGAAGTGGTAACACTAGATGAAAAGGAACATAAAAAAGCTAAACTTGTTGCAAAAAATGAGTTAAAAAAATTAAATAAAATTACAGAAGACTTTTCTATTGATGTCTTAGGTGATGATAAGGTTAAGAGTGGTAGAGTCATTGATATAGACATACCACTTTTTAATTTAAAAGGTGAGTATCTAATAAAAGAAAGTTCTCACAGTGTACAGAATGGAATCCACAGAATAAATTTAAAATTGGAGGTGTTTAATGAGTGAGTGAAAACAAAAAATCTTGGGATATAGCAGTAGCAGAGAAGTTCAAGGAAAGAGAAAATCCAAGTCCAATAGGTGCTGTATTAGGTAAGATTTTAAAGCCTCTCCCTGACATCTCTATTGAGCTTTTAAATGGTTATGGTGTTATTGATAGTGATAAAATTTATTTATCCAATGCAATAACTAATAGATTGGCTATTGAATGCACTATGAAAGAATTTGAAAGTCAAGGTAATAAATCAACTACTTGCAAAATTAATGATTTAAACACAGATGGAGCAGGTAGTGATAGTAACGGAGATACTAATTTAAGTTTATCAGGACATAGTGGTACTTATGCTGATAGTTCAAGCGAAAAAGATAACAAAGATAAAGGTAAATTTATATTACAGACTGTATTCCATTTAAAAAAAGATATGTTTGTGTTAGTCATACCTAATTTTGAAGAGGATAAATTTTTTATTGTAGATGTATTTAATTATGCACCAGAGGTGAGTTTAGAATGGGAATATTACCAAAAATAGATTTTGTTGATTACTCTAAACAAGACATAACTAATGGTAAAAATAGTAATGGTAAAACATTTTTAATAGACTTTCAAAAAAAGAAGTTATTAAAAAGTAATGGACAATTAATAAAAACAGATGATGAAAGAGCTGTTAGAATGTGGATTGAAAAGGTTCTTTTAACTGAAAAATATAAATGGAATATTTATAAATATAATGGACCTAATCAATATGGGATGAAATATAAGGCTATGTTACTTAGTCAAAGATTTCCTACACCTGTTTTATATAGTGAGTTTGAGAGAGAATTAACAGAAACAATTAAGAAAAATAAACAGATAATAGAAATTAGAAATATTGATATAAAGTTAGAAAAACATACCTTGAAAACAAAATTTGAAGTAGTGTTAAAAGACTTCAAAACATTTGAATGGGAGGGGTATCTATGATAATAAAAAAAGAATGGAAAGAAATTTTAAAAAATATGCTTAACCAGGTAAATGATGAGTATGATAAGACAGAAGGAAGCTTATTTTATGATAACTTAGCACCTGTAAGTATAGAAATAGAAGAGATAAGAAAAACCTTAGAATATATATTTTTAAATTCTTTTGCAGAAACAGCAGAAGGTGAGTATTTAGATAATATATGTAAAGAGGTAGGAGTATTTAGAAGAAAAGCAACTAAATCAAAAGGTACTGTAATTATAAAAGGAGTACCAGGAACAGTAATAGAAGTTAATACCAAAGTTGCAAGTGACACCTATATTTATTTAACTACACAAGAAAAAATAATATCTACTGCTGGAAGTGTTGAAGTACCTATTGAAAGTGAAAAGTATGG